GCTGACGGCCCGCCCGATACCCTTGACAACTTTGCTCACAGTGAACTCCTCACATACGTCATGTTGATCGACTTGCGACCGAATCCCAGGCGCTTGAGAAAGCGCGTCAGCCGCAGGTCGACATTGGGCTCAAGCTCCAGCACCGCCACCTTGATGCCCGATCGCGACTTCACCCACTTGGCGAACTCGCGCAGCAGGGCCGCGCCAGCGCCAGGCTTGCGCGTGTAGTACAGCAGCACCGAGCACTGCAGGCCTCGATACCAGAACGACTTCTGCGTCATCGCCGCCACCGCGGCCACCACGTTGCCCGACTCGTCTTCGCCCACCCACATGAAGTGCGCCGGGTTCAAGCACTGCATGGCCATCTCGCGCATCGCCTCGCGGTCCACAGTGACCGGCAGGGGATCGCGCATGACGGACTCCACCGCGATGTCCACAATCGCGGTGATGTCGCGGTAGGTGGCCTTGCGGACCTGCATGATCATCCTGCGCCGCCGCCGTCGGTGGAGATGTTGTTCGGGTCAACGCCGTACATCGGATCCCCAGGCTCGCGCCCCCAGGCATCGCGCTGCATCGCGCCACCGACGATGCCGCCACCGCCCCCGCCGCCGCCAGCGCCGCCCCCGGTATTGGGCGGCGTATTGGTGTAGTTGGTGACACCTGCAGCCCTAGCCGCAGCCGGGCTGGAGTACATCTTCCCGTCAGGACCGTAGACCACGACTTGCGCGCCCGCGCCACCATCTGCGCCGCCACCACCACCTGCGCCGCCACCACCTGCGCCGCCGCCGTCCGTAGTCCCGCCCGCTATCCGGTCATAGTCAGCCCGCGTGAAGTTGGTTCCCATGGCCTGGTTCCACATCGACACCGTCTGATCAGGCGTCAGGCCCATGCGTTGCGCATAAGCCAGGCCGGCCGCAGTCCCTGCGTCTGCGTTGCTTGCGCCAGACTGGATGGCAGCCTTCAGCCCGGCGACGTTGGCACCCGGCGTGATCGTGGACCCAGCCCCCGTGCGGGCGAAGCCAGTCATGGGCGTGTTGTAGAACGTCGACCCCCACTGCAACGTGCTGTTGGCGTTGGCGATCACGTTGTCGATCGCTGCGTTCTTGGCCTCGGGCGTCAGGTTCCCATCGGCCATGATGGCGTTGATCGTCGAGCTGGTGCTGGACGTGACGTTGGCTGCGAAGGTGCCGGGAACCTGAGCCGTCGACAGGTTGTTGGCCAGCCTGGTCATCGACTCCTGGTGCGTGCGATCGAGGTTGGCCTGCGTGGTCTGGAATGTCTGGCGCGCAGTTTCAAGGGTCTGTTGCTGCGTGCGGTCGGCGGCGTTCTCGGTTCGCTGGAACTCTTGACGAGCCTGCTCCAGCGCCTTGTTGGCGGTGATGTTCTTGTCGGTCAGCATAATTTGCTGGGCCCGATCTTTCTCGTTCTGGGTAGCTTGGAAAGTCTGAGCAGCGCTCGCAAGTGAGGACTGCTGATCTCGGTCAAGCTGACGTTGGCCGGCCTCAAATTGGCGAGCGATGATTCCCTCGCCACGCTGGAATTCTTGACGTGACTGCTCAAGTGCTTGCTGAGCAGAGATGTTCTTGTCGGTCAGCATGATCTGCTGAGCACGGTCTTTCTCGTTCTGGGTAGCCTGGAAGGTCTGCGCAGCGCTTGCCAGAGACGACTGCTGATCGCGGTCGAGCTGACGTTGGCCAGCTTCAAAGGTCCGGCCGGCAGCGTTCTCCCCACGCTGGAACTCTTGGCGCGATTGCTCAAGCGCTTGCTGAGCAGTGATGTTTGCGTTGCTCAGCATGATCTGCTGAGCGCGATCCTTCTCATTCTGAGTGGCCTGGAAGGTCTGCGCCGCCGAGGCTAGGTTAGCCTGCTGATCTCGGTCGAGCTGACGTTGGCCAGACTCAAACTGCCGGGCGATGATTCCCTCACCGCGCTGGAACTCTTGACGTGACTGCTCAAGTGCCTGCTGAGCAGAGATGTTCTTGTCGGTCAGCATGATCTGCTGAGCCCGATCTTTCTCGTTTTGCGTAGCTTGGAAAGCCTGAGCTGCCGAGGCCAGGTTCGCCTGTTGCGTGCGGTCCAGCGCAGACTCACCACGCTGGAATTCCTGCCGTGCAGTCTCCAGCGCCTTGTTCGCAGAGATGGTTTTGTCAGTCAACATCAGTTGCTGAGCACGATCCATTTCCGCTTGAGAGGCTTGGAATGTTTGGCGTGCGGTCTCCAGGGCCTGTTGCTGAGTGCGGTCAAGCGCGCTCTCGCCGCGCTGGAATTCCTGCCTTGCCTGCTCCAGCGCCTTGTTGGCGTCAATTGTCTTGTCCGCGAGCATCAACTGCTGAGCGCGGTCCTTCTCAGCCTGTGATGCTTGGAAGGTCTGCGCCGCTTGAGCAAGGGACGCCTGCTGCGTGCGGTCCAGCGCAGACTCGCCCCGTTGGAACTCTTGCCGCGCCGTCTCAAGTGCTTGGTTGGCGGTGATGTTCTTGTCCGCCAACATGATCTGTTGCGCGCGATCTTTCTCGTTCTGCGTAGCCTGGAAGGCTTGAGCAGCGCTCGCAAGAGATGATTGCTGGTCGCGATCGAGCTGCCTTTGAGACTGCTCAAAAGTGCGATTGGCGGCGTTCTCTCCGCTCGTGAACGTCTGCTGCTGACTCTGAAGTTCGCGCTGCTGCGCGCGATCCAGCTCACCCTGCGCGGCCTGGAAGGTCTGCCTTGCCGTCTCCAGCGCCTTGTTTGCCTCAATGCTCTTGTCAGTGAGGGTGAGCTGCTGAGCACGGTCGAGCTCGTTCTGAGCTGTTTGAAACGCTTGCTGCGCAGTTGCCAGCTCCTTCTGAGCAGCGATCTGCAGGGTATTCTGGCCGGCGGTGAACTTCTGCGAGCTTTCCTGCAGCGTCACCTGCTGAGCCCGGTCCAGGGCTGACTGGGCCGCAGTGAAGTTGCGCGTCGCCTCGGCCTGCGCAGCCTGGGCCGCGATGCTCTTGTCTGCCAGCGCCACCTGAGTGGCACGGTCGAGCTCGCCCTGCGCAGCCTGGAACTGCTGCTGAGCGGTCTGCAGCAGCTTCTGCTGCTCGCGGTCAAGGGTGGCCTGTGCCGCCTGGAACTGCTGCTGCGCGTCCTGCAGATTCTTCTGCGCCTGGATTGACTTGTCGGCCAGAACAATCTGCTGAGCACGGTCGAGGTTGGACTGTGCCGACTGGAACATCTGCTGGGCAGCCAGGATTTTCTCCTGCTGCGCACGCTCGAGAGACGACTGCTCGGCAGTGAACCGCTGCTGGCTTTCCTGCAGGGTCTTCTGATTGACCCGGTCCAGCTCGTTCTGAGCGCTTTGGAAGTTCTGCTGCGCCGTCTGCAGCGCCTGCTGGGCCTCGATGGACTTGTCGGCCATCGCCGTCTGTTGAGCCCGGTCGAGCGCAGCCTGTGCGGCCTGGAAGTTCTGCGTCGCCACGTTCTGCTCGGACGTGAAGACCTGCGTGCCGATCCGCTCGCCGGTCTGGAACTGCCTGGCCCTCTCTGCCTCAGTCTGCTCGCCAAGCTGCAGGCCGAACTTGTTCTGCTCGCCGGCATTGAACATGCCGCCCTCGTTGACGAACTTCTGGTTCGCCATGGCCTGGTTGCTGTAGGTCTGCGCGTCCTGCTGAGCCAGCGGCGTGATGCGGTCGATCATCGCCGCGACGCCGGCGCCCTGCGCCATGGAGCTGTTGACCAGCCCGCGCTGGTTCATGTTCTGCAGCGCCAGCGTGCGGGCCCGCTGCATCAGCGGATTGTCCTTGGCCAGCAGCGACTCCACCTGCCCGGCCGCGGTCTCTGTCTGGCGGTCGACCTGGCGCTGCTGCACCTGGAACTGGGCGGCCTGCGTCATGGGGGCGGCGACCGCGGCAGCAGGCGTCGTCGCGGCGGACTGCCCGGCGCTAGAGTTGGCCATAGCCCCTCCGACAATGCCTGACCCGCCAGACGACTGCTGAGTGTCAAACGGGTTGTTCGGTACGGTCGTTGCCATGAGAAGCCCTCAAACGAAAATGGCCCGCCAAGGCGAGCCAGTGCGATCACTGCAGACGCAGTGACCCGCGGGAGATTGTATGGGGAAAGACAGCATTGTGATACCCCCCCCGTGCTACATCAGGGCAGCCTCGGCCTGACGGCGCCGGACCAACCCAGGAAGAACCTTGCCACCGCCCCTTGTCCAGAGCATGAGCTGCTCCTTGGCATCTTCCCAGTCGCCAGCATCCACCCGCTTGCGCAGCGTGCTGGCCCGGTATCTGGCCACGCCGAGGTTGTAGGCGAAGTCCGTCAGAGCGCCAAGGGCCCGCGGACGCACCAGGAGGGCCGGAGAGGCCTTCAAAACACCAGCCAGGTAGTTGTGCCTCAACTCATGCATCAGCCACGCCTCAGCGGTCTCCTTGCTGATCGGCGGGTGCTCCATCGTCACCTTGCTGCCGTCAGGCTTCCAGACTGTCCCGTAGCCGATGGTGGGGTAGCCGGCCGGGCAGATGTAGGGCTGAAGCCTCAGCCCCTCGAACGGCCGGCACAGGGCGGCAGCCACCTCGACGGCCTCATCGACTGCGCTCGTAGACACGGCCGACGAACCAGAAGCTGATGATCATGTTGAAGACGGCCAGGTCGTCGCTGCCCCACATCGAGGTCAGCACGTCCTTCCAGTTGCCGCCCTGCTCAATAGCGATGAGGTAGGCCGCCACCTTCACGGCAGCGTACAGCGCCAGGAACAGATAGGTCACGGTGGGCCGCACTAGCGCCGAGATGGCGGAGACAAACCAGCCGGCATTCTTGGCCGTCGCAGACTGCTCCTTGAACGCCTGCGTCATGGCGTCTAGCTCAGCGGTCTGGAGCTGAACATCGGCCTGGCGCATGGCGATCTCGCCGCGCACCTTGGCGAACTCCATCTCCGCCTCGACCATGCGCAGCTCGTGCGCGCGTTCGTTCTTCTTGTCGAAGAGCTTGAACAGCTCGGGCGCCAGGCGGAGCACGCCGCCGAACACGCCGCCAAGTAGGGACTCGATCATTTGATCCACCTCGATCCAAACTGCACCAGCGTGAACAGCACCGCCGCCGCAGCCCACACCCCGATGCCACGGTTGACCCACTGATCTACCTTGCGGTCGGTCTTGTGGATCGCCTGGTCATGCACCGCGATGTTGGCCTCGCACTTGCCGATTCGCTCGCCCTGCGAGCTCTGCCGTTCTTCGATCAGGATCAGCCTCTGCACTGCATCGGTGAGCTTGTCCACTTTCGACTCCAGTCGGCGAAGGTCCTCGCTGTACGAATCGGCACCCATGTTCAGGCTTCCTTTACATCAATGTGATACTGACAAGCCGATGTCCGTCATCAGGCCAAGATAGCGGCCATAGAAGCCGCGCTGATGTCTCCGGCATCGACCAGCATCTGCAGCACATCGGTGGTATGCGCAAGCTCCTGCGGCGTGGCCATCTCGATCTTGGCAGTCTTGATGGTGTTGCTGGAGTCGCTGTCCCACTTCACGCGCTCCGCCAGGGACAGGCCCGCGCGCACGTCTGCGTCAGACCACTTCCGGGGCGGGAGTGGCGCAGGCGGCGTCGGCGTGGGCTTGACCAGTTGGCCGTCAACCCAGCCGTCACCGTTGGCAGCATCGTCTGGGACGTCAGTGTCGTAGAACTGCGCGATTTCCGGCACATAGAGATCGGCCGGGTTTCCAGGGGCAACATCGCGGATGCGAGCGTTTTCAATCCAGGCTTTTTTCATGTCAGTACTCCACAAAGACAAGGCCCACACCGCCTGCGCCGCCGACACCACCAACGCCCATGCCGGCGCCGCCTCCGCCACCGGGGCCTCCCACGCCACCTGTGGCCATACTGGAGCTTCCCGAAGCAGACCCTCCGCCACCAAAAATGCCACCCGCTCCGCCAATACTTGGTGTTAAAGTTCCGGCGCCACCAGCACCCGGCCCGCCCGGACCACCCCCACCATTACCATTGGAGCCGCCTCCAGATCCCACCAAAGCTCCCCAGAAAGTGTTAGAAAGCACAAGCGTACCCGCGCTTCCGCCACTTGCAACTCCAGTAGACACCGCCGCCGGGCCCGCAGCACCAAGAAATCCAGGACCACCAAAATTATTAACAGTGCTAGTAGTGTTTACAACATTGGGACCTCCGGTCCCGGCGCCGCATGGTACGTTGGTGTAAGAAACACTAGAGTAGAAAATACTTGCGCCACCCGAGCCTGAATTGTTTGTGGTTGTGCCGCCAGATGCTTTTCCGTTGCCATAAATTGTCGCGCTCGACCCTCCGCCCGAAACAGCGTAACTTCCAGAAGTCGCTCCAGAACCGCCGCCCGTGAAGTTGGCAAAATTGCCGCCGCTACCAGTGCCGCCCGTTGCTGCCGTACCGCTTGAGCTTCCGCCGCCGCCGCCAGTTGCGCTGAGCAGGCCGCCAAAAGAAGAAGTTCCCCCTGCTGATCCGGCTGCGGATGCCCCGCCTGCGCCGCCAGTACCGACTGTGACGGAGAACGATTGGCCGCGAGAAACTTCAACAACGCTGATCGCACATCCGCCGCCGCCGCCGCCCGTTGATGATCCGCCGTTTCCACCAGAGCCGCCGCCGCCGCCCGCTCCAATTACCGTCACTCGAATGCGAGAAACACCTATTGGCACCACAAAAGTGTCATTAGCAGTAAAGATCTGAAACTGCCCTGAACCAAAAACTGCAGGAGCAATCGCCTTATCTTCAGACGAGTACAGTCCGTCGGCTTTGGGAAAGCCCATCATGGGCAACAATCCATTGTTCATTACAGGTCACCTCCAACTGCAACAATGTTGAATGACTCCGCGTTGTGCGTGCTGGCCCTCAAGCTCCAACCAGTCTGCAGGACTAGAGGCATGAGCCTTGGAGCAGAGAACGCTTCAAGCGTTGCAGCAAAAGCCTGCACTGTTGCGCTTGGTGTCGTAGCGCTTACCGGCACCTCGTCATACAAGAATGCCGTCGTGCCGTTGTGCAAGAACAAGCGGACCATTCCTGCGGTCGTCGTTCCTGTTGCCTGGACAACAATCCGGTCTATTCTTGAGCCGGAGGTCCCGGCCGTAAAAACAGTGCCGAGTGTTCCGGTGCCATCCCGATTGGTGTTTGCGGTAGAGATTGCTGTTACCGCAGCCTTGGGGACGTTTGCGTAAGCTGGTTGAGCCGCCATCAAATTACTCCTTGATTAAGAATTAGTAGATCCACTCCGGGGATTACTTGCGCGCTACTGAACACAAGCGGCCCCGTCAACGTGCCGCCAGCAGACGTGATGACGTTGCCCCACGTCGGCGAAGCTCCGGCGCCTGCGGACAGCAGGGCTTGACCAGACGTGCCGGCGCTGGAGCCACCTGGCTTCAGGTCACCCCAGAATCGGAAGCTCGTGTTTGAGCTGTTGCCGATGGTCACCTCGTTGCTGACGCCTACCGCAGATGCCGCGGCGAGGTAACCGATCAGGGTGTTGTTTGATCCTGTGGTCAGGGCGCTGCCAGCTTGGTAGCCAATCGCAGTGTTGTTTGCGCCGCTTGATGCCGCAGTAAGTGCTTGGTAGCCAATCGCGGTGTTGTTGCTGCTTCCGGTAGCGGTCCCGAGCGCGGAAGTGCCGACGCAGACGTTGAAACTGCCGGTCGAGTTGCCGCTCGCAGTAGTCGTGCCGACGAAGACGTTGTCGGCGCCACTGCTGTTCTGCCCGCCCGCCGACAAACCAACTGCGACGTTGCTGCTTCCGTTGTTGTTCTCAAGTGCGCGATAGCCGAGCGCGGTGTTGTTCGCGCCGCTCGTGTTGATCTTGAGAGATTCAAAGCCAATCGCAGTGTTGCGGATGCCAGTCACCGAAGTGCCCGCGCCCGACCCCAAAGTCGTGAGCCATGGCGTTGCTGACTGCGTCGTTCCGGTCAGCCCTGCAATCGTGCTCCACGACAAGGTGCCAGAGCCGTTCGTGCTCAGCACTTGGTTGGACGAACCGTCTGCCGCTGGCAGCGTCCAGGTCACGTTGGCAGACACTGTGGCCGGCGCCTGGAAAGCCACCCAGTGGCTGGAGTCGGCGTCGGCGAACCGCAGATCGTTCTGCGCATTCAGCGTCAGGTTGCCAGTCATCGTGCCGCCAGACAACTGAAGGTAGCCGGCGGCAGGCAGATAGGCCGTGACCCACGCGGACCCACTCCAGACGCGCATCTCGCCGGCCACGCTGTTCCAGTACAGCGCACCCGTCAGCAGCGCGTTGCCGTCGTTGTCCAACGTCGGGTCGGACGTCTTGCTACCCAGGTAGCGGTCGTCGAAGGCGTCGTAGGTGGCCGCCGCATCACTGGCGCTGGTAGCTGCAGCAGACGCAGAGCCAGACGCAGCAGTCGCGGAGTTGGATGCGTTGGTCGCGCTGGTCGCTGCGGCAGACGCAGAGGCCGCAGCGCTGGTCGTGCTGCCGAAGATCGAGTCGATCTCGGTCTTGGTGTAGGCGTCGGTGATGCCGTAGCCGGACAGCGTGGTCGGGTTGGTCCCGCCGGTCGCGCGTCCGTACAGGTCGATCGTCACGGACTTGTAGGTGCCAGGCGTGACGCCGGTGGCCGCCAGGTCGATCTCGTCGGCGCCCACCACGATGCGCGAGGCCGACGCGGTGTTGACGTTCAGAGTGTTGCCCGTCTTCGTCATGCCGGTGCCGGCCGTCACCTGGCCAGCGCCAGAGAACTGCACCCAGGTCACTGACGTCGAGCCCAGCGTGCCACCCGCGGCCACCGTGCAGACGTAGCCGTTGTCGGCGTTGGCCGTGCCGTCCTCGACGAACACGAAGGCCGACACCAGCTCGGCCCAAGTGTCGGCATCAGCCGCCCTGCTCCACCCGCCCGCGGCCGCGACGTAGATGCCGTTCTCCGAGGCCGTGGACTGGTCCTTGACCAGCACCCGGTCGCCAGCTACCACAGACACGCCGTCGATCGTCTGTGCGCCCGACAGCGTGATGTTGGCCGTCGTCGCCACCCGGCAGCTTGCCTTCGCGTCCAGGCCCTGCGCCACCGTGTCGACGTAGGCCTTGTTGGCCGCGTCGCTGTCCAGCGTAGGCGTGGCCAAGCCAGTGATCGTGCCCATCGATCCGGCGTTCATGTCCAGCGTGCCGTTGATGGTCACGTTGTTGAACGTCGAGGTGCCGGACCCTGCCGTCACGTTGCCGGTCACATTGCCGGTCAGGTCGCCCGTGACGTTGCCGGTGACGTTGCCTGTCACGTTGCCGGTCAGAGTGCTGGTGATGCCACCCGACACAGACAGGGTCGTGAAGGCGCCAGATGAGGGCGTGGTGGCCCCAATGGTGGTGGCATTGATCACCCCACCACCGATGGTCACAGACGAGCCCAGAGAGGCTGCGCCGGTCGCGCTGATGGTGGTGAAGTTGCCGGCGGCCCGGGTGGTCGCGCCGATCGGCGTGCTGTCGATCGTGGAGCTGGTGATGGCCAGAGACTGCAGGGCCGAGCTGGCGATCAGCGCCGTACCCGTGCTGTTGACCATGGCCACCTTGTAGCCGTTGCCAGACAGAGTCGGCATCAGGTCGAAGCCGTCGGTGATGGCCTCCAGCTCCGCACGCAGCGCAGCCG